ACGCGAAAAAATGCGTACAACAAACTTGCATAAACCAAAAAAATGGGGCAAATAAGAATTTGATAAGTACCACTTAAATTTAACTCCCTTGGTTAGAGATGGGCAGCAATTCATTGAGTATGATAAAAGTTAGATTACAAAATTTGTTTGACAATGATGAAGTAGCATTGTTAAAAATAACATGCTATACTGATAAATTAATACATTTAACTAACGCTTTGGCTAAGGCAGTGATACATACAATCAAATTGAATGGCATTGTGTTTGTGCATGTTATTACAAGTAGTGATATTTGCCCTAATAATAATATTGTAGTAAAATCCAATTTCACAACAATGCCAGTACTACAAAATGGAGGTTATATATGGGAAATGATGGAATTAACACATTGCTCTCAACCTAATGGTCTACTAGATGACAATTGTGAAATTAAATTCTCCAAAAAACTAAGTGATTCAACAATGACCAATTATATGAATCAATTATCTGAATTACTTGGATTTGATCTTAATCCATAAATTATAATTAATATCAACTAGCAAATCAATGTCACTAACACCATTAGTTAATATAAAACTTAACAGAAGACAAAAATGGGGCAAATAAATCAATTCAGCCAACCCAACCATGGACACAACCCACAATGATAATACACCACAAAGACTGATGATCACAGACATGAGACCGTTGTCACTTGAGACCATAATAACATCACTAACCAGAGACATCATAACACACAAATTTATATACTTGATAAATCATGAATGCATAGTGAGAAAACTTGATGAAAAACAGGCCACATTTACATTCCTGGTCAACTATGAAATGAAACTATTACACAAAGTAGGAAGCACTAAATATAAAAAATATACTGAATACAACACAAAATATGGCACTTTCCCTATGCCAATATTCATCAATCATGATGGGTTCTTAGAATGCATTGGCATTAAGCCTACAAAGCATACTCCCATAATATACAAGTATGATCTCAATCCATAAATTTCAACACAATATTCACACAATCTAAAACAACAACTCTATGCATAACTATACTCCATAGTCCAGATGGAGCCTGAAAATTATAGTAATTTAAAATTAAGGAGAGATATAAGATAGAAGATGGGGCAAATACAAAGATGGCTCTTAGCAAAGTCAAGTTGAATGATACACTCAACAAAGATCAACTTCTGTCATCCAGCAAATACACCATCCAACGGAGCACAGGAGATAGTATTGATACTCCTAATTATGATGTGCAGAAACACATCAATAAGTTATGTGGCATGTTATTAATCACAGAAGATGCTAATCATAAATTCACTGGGTTAATAGGTATGTTATATGCGATGTCTAGGTTAGGAAGAGAAGACACCATAAAAATACTCAGAGATGCGGGATATCATGTAAAAGCAAATGGAGTAGATGTAACAACACATCGTCAAGACATTAATGGAAAAGAAATGAAATTTGAAGTGTTAACATTGGCAAGCTTAACAACTGAAATTCAAATCAACATTGAGATAGAATCTAGAAAATCCTACAAAAAAATGCTAAAAGAAATGGGAGAGGTAGCTCCAGAATACAGGCATGACTCTCCTGATTGTGGGATGATAATATTATGTATAGCAGCATTAGTAATAACTAAATTAGCAGCAGGGGACAGATCTGGTCTTACAGCCGTGATTAGGAGAGCTAATAATGTCCTAAAAAATGAAATGAAACGTTACAAAGGCTTACTACCCAAGGACATAGCCAACAGCTTCTATGAAGTGTTTGAAAAACATCCCCACTTTATAGATGTTTTTGTTCATTTTGGTATAGCACAATCTTCTACCAGAGGTGGCAGTAGAGTTGAAGGGATTTTTGCAGGATTGTTTATGAATGCCTATGGTGCAGGGCAAGTGATGTTACGGTGGGGAGTCTTAGCAAAATCAGTTAAAAATATTATGTTAGGACATGCTAGTGTGCAAGCAGAAATGGAACAAGTTGTTGAGGTTTATGAATATGCCCAAAAATTGGGTGGTGAAGCAGGATTCTACCATATATTGAACAACCCAAAAGCATCATTATTATCTTTGACTCAATTTCCTCACTTCTCCAGTGTAGTATTAGGCAATGCTGCTGGCCTAGGCATAATGGGAGAGTACAGAGGTACACCGAGGAATCAAGATCTATATGATGCAGCAAAGGCATATGCTGAACAACTCAAAGAAAATGGTGTGATTAACTACAGTGTACTAGACTTGACAGCAGAAGAACTAGAGGCTATCAAACATCAGCTTAATCCAAAAGATAATGATGTAGAGCTTTGAGTTAATAAAAAATGGGGCAAATAAATCATCATGGAAAAGTTTGCTCCTGAATTCCATGGAGAAGATGCAAACAACAGGGCTACTAAATTCCTAGAATCAATAAAGGGCAAATTCACATCACCCAAAGATCCCAAGAAAAAAGATAGTATCATATCTGTCAACTCAATAGATATAGAAGTAACCAAAGAAAGCCCTATAACATCAAATTCAACTATTATCAACCCAACAAATGAGACAGATGATACTGCAGGGAACAAGCCCAATTATCAAAGAAAACCTCTAGTAAGTTTCAAAGAAGACCCTACACCAAGTGATAATCCCTTTTCTAAACTATACAAAGAAACCATAGAAACATTTGATAACAATGAAGAAGAATCCAGCTATTCATACGAAGAAATAAATGATCAGACAAACGATAATATAACAGCAAGATTAGATAGGATTGATGAAAAATTAAGTGAAATACTAGGAATGCTTCACACATTAGTAGTGGCAAGTGCAGGACCTACATCTGCTCGGGATGGTATAAGAGATGCCATGATTGGTTTAAGAGAAGAAATGATAGAAAAAATCAGAACTGAAGCATTAATGACCAATGACAGATTAGAAGCTATGGCAAGACTCAGGAATGAGGAAAGTGAAAAGATGGCAAAAGACACATCAGATGAAGTGTCTCTCAATCCAACATCAGAGAAATTGAACAACCTATTGGAAGGGAATGATAGTGACAATGATCTATCACTTGAAGATTTCTGATTAGTTACCACTCTTCACATCAACACACAATACCAACAGAAGACCAACAAACTAACCAACCCAATCATCCAACCAAACATCCATCCGCCAATCAGCCAAACAGCCAACAAAACAACCAGCCAATCCAAAACTAACCACCCGGAAAAAATCTATAATATAGTTACAAAAAAAGGAAAGGGTGGGGCAAATATGGAAACATACGTGAACAAGCTTCACGAAGGCTCCACATACACAGCTGCTGTTCAATACAATGTCTTAGAAAAAGACGATGACCCTGCATCACTTACAATATGGGTGCCCATGTTCCAATCATCTATGCCAGCAGATTTACTTATAAAAGAACTAGCTAATGTCAACATACTAGTGAAACAAATATCCACACCCAAGGGACCTTCACTAAGAGTCATGATAAACTCAAGAAGTGCAGTGCTAGCACAAATGCCCAGCAAATTTACCATATGCGCTAATGTGTCCTTGGATGAAAGAAGCAAACTAGCATATGATGTAACCACACCCTGTGAAATCAAGGCATGTAGTCTAACATGCCTAAAATCAAAAAATATGTTGACTACAGTTAAAGATCTCACTATGAAGACACTCAACCCTACACATGATATTATTGCTTTATGTGAATTTGAAAACATAGTAACATCAAAAAAAGTCATAATACCAACATACCTAAGATCCATCAGTGTCAGAAATAAAGATCTGAACACACTTGAAAATATAACAACCACTGAATTCAAAAATGCTATCACAAATGCAAAAATCATCCCTTACTCAGGATTACTATTAGTCATCACAGTGACTGACAACAAAGGAGCATTCAAATACATAAAGCCACAAAGTCAATTCATAGTAGATCTTGGAGCTTACCTAGAAAAAGAAAGTATATATTATGTTACCACAAATTGGAAGCACACAGCTACACGATTTGCAATCAAACCCATGGAAGATTAACCTTTTTCCTCTACATCAGTGTGTTAATTCATACAAACTTTCTACCTACATTCTTCACTTCACCATCACAATCACAAACACTCTGTGGTTCAACCAATCAAACAAAACTTATCTGAAGTCCCAGATCATCCCAAGTCATTGTTTATCAGATCTAGTACTCAAATAAGTTAATAAAAAATATACACATGGGGCAAATAATCATTGGAGGAAATCCAACTAATCACAATATCTGTTAACATAGACAAGTCCACACACCATACAGAATCAACCAATGGAAAATACATCCATAACAATAGAATTCTCAAGCAAATTCTGGCCTTACTTTACACTAATACACATGATCACAACAATAATCTCTTTGCTAATCATAATCTCCATCATGATTGCAATACTAAACAAACTTTGTGAATATAACGTATTCCATAACAAAACCTTTGAGTTACCAAGAGCTCGAGTCAACACATAGCATTCATCAATCCAACAGCCCAAAACAGTAACCTTGCATTTAAAAATGAACAACCCCTACCTCTTTACAACACCTCATTAACATCCCACCATGCAAACCACTATCCATACTATAAAGTAGTTAATTAAAAATAGTCATAACAATGAACTAGGATATCAAGACTAACAATAACATTGGGGCAAATGCAAACATGTCCAAAAACAAGGACCAACGCACCGCTAAGACATTAGAAAGGACCTGGGACACTCTCAATCATTTATTATTCATATCATCGTGCTTATATAAGTTAAATCTTAAATCTGTAGCACAAATCACATTATCCATTCTGGCAATGATAATCTCAACTTCACTTATAATTGCAGCCATCATATTCATAGCCTCGGCAAACCACAAAGTCACACCAACAACTGCAATCATACAAGATGCAACAAGCCAGATCAAGAACACAACCCCAACATACCTCACCCAGAATCCTCAGCTTGGAATCAGTCCCTCTAATCCGTCTGAAATTACATCACAAATCACCACCATACTAGCTTCAACAACACCAGGAGTCAAGTCAACCCTGCAATCCACAACAGTCAAGACCAAAAACACAACAACAACTCAAACACAACCCAGCAAGCCCACCACAAAACAACGCCAAAACAAACCACCAAGCAAACCCAATAATGATTTTCACTTTGAAGTGTTCAACTTTGTACCCTGCAGCATATGCAGCAACAATCCAACCTGCTGGGCTATCTGCAAAAGAATACCAAACAAAAAACCAGGAAAGAAAACCACTACCAAGCCCACAAAAAAACCAACCCTCAAGACAACCAAAAAAGATCCCAAACCTCAAACCACTAAATCAAAGGAAGTACCCACCACCAAGCCCACAGAAGAGCCAACCATCAACACCACCAAAACAAACATCATAACTACACTACTCACCTCCAACACCACAGGAAATCCAGAACTCACAAGTCAAATGGAAACCTTCCACTCAACTTCCTCCGAAGGCAATCCAAGCCCTTCTCAAGTCTCTACAACATCCGAGTACCCATCACAACCTTCATCTCCACCCAACACACCACGCCAGTAGTTACTTAAAAACATATTATCACAAAAAGCCATGACCAACTTAAACAGAATCAAAATAAACTCTGGGGCAAATAACAATGGAGTTGCTAATCCTCAAAGCAAATGCAATTACCACAATCCTCACTGCAGTCACATTTTGTTTTGCTTCTGGTCAAAACATCACTGAAGAATTTTATCAATCAACATGCAGTGCAGTTAGCAAAGGCTATCTTAGTGCTCTGAGAACTGGTTGGTATACCAGTGTTATAACTATAGAATTAAGTAATATCAAGGAAAATAAGTGTAATGGAACAGATGCTAAGGTAAAATTGATAAAACAAGAATTAGATAAATATAAAAATGCTGTAACAGAATTGCAGTTGCTCATGCAAAGCACACCACCAACAAACAATCGAGCCAGAAGAGAACTACCAAGGTTTATGAATTATACACTCAACAATGCCAAAAAAACCAATGTAACATTAAGCAAGAAAAGGAAAAGAAGATTTCTTGTTTTTTTGTTAGGTGTTGGATCTGCAATCGCCAGTGGCGTTGCTGTATCTAAGGTCCTGCACCTAGAAGGGGAAGTGAACAAGATCAAAAGTGCTCTACTATCCACAAACAAGGCTCTAGTCAGCTTATCAAATGGAGTTAGTGTCTTAACCAGCAAAGTGTTAGACCTCAAAAACTATATAGATAAACAATTGTTACCTATTGTGAACAAGCAAAGCTGCAGCATATCAAATATAGAAACTGTGATAGAGTTCCAACAAAAGAACAACAGACTACTAGAGATTACCAGGGAATTTAGTGTTAATGCAGGTGTAACTACACCTGTAAGCACTTACATGTTAACTAATAGTGAATTATTGTCATTAATCAATGATATGCCTATAACAAATGATCAGAAAAAGTTAATGTCCAACAATGTTCAAATAGTTAGACAGCAAAGTTACTCTATCATGTCCATAATAAAAGAGGAAGTCTTAGCATATGTAGTACAATTACCACTATATGGTGTTATAGATACACCCTGTTGGAAACTACACACATCCCCTCTATGTACAACCAACACAAAAGAAGGGTCCAACATCTGTTTAACAAGAACTGACAGAGGATGGTACTGTGACAATGCAGGATCAGTATCTTTCTTCCCACAAGCTGAAACATGTAAAGTTCAATCAAATCGAGTATTTTGTGACACAATGAACAGTTTAACATTACCAAGTGAAATAAATCTCTGCAATGTTGACATATTCAACCCCAAATATGATTGTAAAATTATGACTTCAAAAACAGATGTAAGCAGCTCCGTTATCACATCTCTAGGAGCCATTGTGTCATGCTATGGCAAAACTAAATGTACAGCATCCAATAAAAATCGTGGAATCATAAAGACATTTTCTAACGGGTGCGATTATGTATCAAATAAAGGGATGGACACTGTGTCTGTAGGTAACACATTATATTATGTAAATAAGCAAGAAGGTAAAAGTCTCTATGTAAAAGGTGAACCAATAATAAATTTCTATGACCCATTAGTATTCCCCTCTGATGAATTTGATGCATCAATATCTCAAGTCAACGAGAAGATTAACCAGAGCCTAGCATTTATTCGTAAATCCGATGAATTATTACATAATGTAAATGCTGGTAAATCCACCACAAATATCATGATAACTACTATAATTATAGTGATTATAGTAATATTGTTATCATTAATTGCTGTTGGACTGCTCTTATACTGTAAGGCCAGAAGCACACCAGTCACACTAAGCAAAGATCAACTGAGTGGTATAAATAATATTGCATTTAGTAACTAAATAAAAATAGCACCTAATCATGTTCTTACAATGGTTTACTATCTGCTCATAGACAACCCATCTGTCATTGGATTTTCTTAAAATCTGAACTTCATCGAAACTCTCATCTATAAACCATCTCACTTACACTATTTAAGTAGATTCCTAGTTTATAGTTATATAAAACACAATTGAATGCCAGATTAACTTACCATCTGTAAAAATGAAAACTGGGGCAAATATGTCACGAAGGAATCCTTGCAAATTTGAAATTCGAGGTCATTGCTTAAATGGTAAGAGGTGTCATTTTAGTCATAATTATTTTGAATGGCCACCCCATGCACTGCTTGTAAGACAAAACTTTATGTTAAACAGAATACTTAAGTCTATGGATAAAAGTATAGATACCTTATCAGAAATAAGTGGAGCTGCAGAGTTGGACAGAACAGAAGAGTATGCTCTTGGTGTAGTTGGAGTGCTAGAGAGTTATATAGGATCAATAAACAATATAACTAAACAATCAGCATGTGTTGCCATGAGCAAACTCCTCACTGAACTCAATAGTGATGATATCAAAAAGCTGAGGGACAATGAAGAGCTAAATTCACCCAAGATAAGAGTGTACAATACTGTCATATCATATATTGAAAGCAACAGGAAAAACAATAAACAAACTATCCATCTGTTAAAAAGATTGCCAGCAGACGTATTGAAGAAAACCATCAAAAACACATTGGATATCCATAAGAGCATAACCATCAACAACCCAAAAGAATCAACTGTTAGTGATACAAATGACCATGCCAAAAATAATGATACTACCTGACAAATATCCTTGTAGTATAACTTCCATACTAATAACAAGTAGATGTAGAGTTACTATGTATAATCAAAAGAACACACTATATTTCAATCAAAACAACCCAAATAACCATATGTACTCACCGAATCAAACATTCAATGAAATCCATTGGACCTCTCAAGAATTGATTGACACAATTCAAATTTTTCTACAACATCTAGGTATTATTGAGGATATATATACAATATATATATTAGTGTCATAACACTCAATTCTAACACTCACCACATCGTTACATTATTAATTCAAACAATTCAAGTTGTGGGACAAAATGGATCCCATTATTAATGGAAATTCTGCTAATGTTTATCTAACCGATAGTTATTTAAAAGGTGTTATCTCTTTCTCAGAGTGTAATGCTTTAGGAAGTTACATATTCAATGGTCCTTATCTCAAAAATGATTATACCAACTTAATTAGTAGACAAAATCCATTAATAGAACACATGAATCTAAAGAAACTAAATATAACACAGTCCTTAATATCTAAGTATCATAAAGGTGAAATAAAATTAGAAGAACCTACTTATTTTCAGTCATTACTTATGACATACAAGAGTATGACCTCGTCAGAACAGATTGCTACCACTAATTTACTTAAAAAGATAATAAGAAGAGCTATAGAAATAAGTGATGTCAAAGTCTATGCTATATTGAATAAACTAGGGCTTAAAGAAAAGGACAAGATTAAATCCAACAATGGACAAGATGAAGACAACTCAGTTATTACGACCATAATCAAAGATGATATACTTTCAGCTGTTAAAGATAATCAATCTCATCTTAAAGCAGACAAAAATCACTCTACAAAACAAAAAGACACAATCAAAACAACACTCTTGAAGAAATTGATGTGTTCAATGCAACATCCTCCATCATGGTTAATACATTGGTTTAACTTATACACAAAATTAAACAACATATTAACACAGTATCGATCAAATGAGGTAAAAAACCATGGGTTTACATTGATAGATAATCAAACTCTTAGTGGATTTCAATTTATTTTGAACCAATATGGTTGTATAGTTTATCATAAGGAACTCAAAAGAATTACTGTGACAACCTATAATCAATTCTTGACATGGAAAGATATTAGCCTTAGTAGATTAAATGTTTGTTTAATTACATGGATTAGTAACTGCTTGAACACATTAAATAAAAGCTTAGGCTTAAGATGCGGATTCAATAATGTTATCTTGACACAACTATTCCTTTATGGAGATTGTATACTAAAGCTATTTCACAATGAGGGGTTCTACATAATAAAAGAGGTAGAGGGATTTATTATGTCTCTAATTTTAAATATAACAGAAGAAGATCAATTCAGAAAACGATTTTATAATAGTATGCTCAACAACATCACAGATGCTGCTAATAAAGCTCAGAAAAATCTGCTATCAAGAGTATGTCATACATTATTAGATAAGACAGTGTCCGATAATATAATAAATGGCAGATGGATAATTCTATTAAGTAAGTTCCTTAAATTAATTAAGCTTGCAGGTGACAATAACCTTAACAATCTGAGTGAACTATATTTTTTGTTCAGAATATTTGGACACCCAATGGTAGATGAAAGACAAGCCATGGATGCTGTTAAAATTAATTGCAATGAGACCAAATTTTACTTGTTAAGCAGTCTGAGTATGTTAAGAGGTGCCTTTATATATAGAATTATAAAAGGGTTTGTAAATAATTACAACAGATGGCCTACTTTAAGAAATGCTATTGTTTTACCCTTAAGATGGTTAACTTACTATAAACTAAACACTTATCCTTCTTTGTTGGAACTTACAGAAAGAGATTTGATTGTGTTATCAGGACTACGTTTCTATCGTGAGTTTCGGTTGCCTAAAAAAGTGGATCTTGAAATGATTATAAATGATAAAGCTATATCACCTCCTAAAAATTTGATATGGACTAGTTTCCCTAGAAATTACATGCCATCACACATACAAAACTATATAGAACATGAAAAATTAAAATTTTCCGAGAGTGATAAATCAAGAAGAGTATTAGAGTATTATTTAAGAGATAACAAATTCAATGAATGTGATTTATACAACTGTGTAGTTAATCAAAGTTATCTCAACAACCCTAATCATGTGGTATCATTGACAGGCAAAGAAAGAGAACTCAGTGTAGGTAGAATGTTTGCAATGCAACCGGGAATGTTCAGACAGGTTCAAATATTGGCAGAGAAAATGATAGCTGAAAACATTTTACAATTCTTTCCTGAAAGTCTTACAAGATATGGTGATCTAGAACTACAAAAAATATTAGAATTGAAAGCAGGAATAAGTAACAAATCAAATCGCTACAATGATAATTACAACAATTACATTAGTAAGTGCTCTATCATCACAGATCTCAGCAAATTCAATCAAGCATTTCGATATGAAACGTCATGTATTTGTAGTGATGTGCTGGATGAACTGCATGGTGTACAATCTCTATTTTCCTGGTTACATTTAACTATTCCTCATGTCACAATAATATGCACATATAGGCATGCACCCCCCTATATAGGAGATCATATTGTAGATCTTAACAATGTAGATGAACAAAGTGGATTATATAGATATCACATGGGTGGCATCGAAGGGTGGTGTCAAAAACTGTGGACCATAGAAGCTATATCACTATTGGATCTAATATCTCTCAAAGGGAAATTCTCAATTACTGCTTTAATTAATGGTGACAATCAATCAATAGATATAAGCAAACCAATCAGACTCATGGAAGGTCAAACTCATGCTCAAGCAGATTATTTGCTAGCATTAAATAGCCTTAAATTACTGTATAAAGAGTATGCAGGCATAGGCCACAAATTAAAAGGAACTGAGACTTATATATCACGAGATATGCAATTTATGAGTAAAACAATTCAACATAACGGTGTATATTACCCAGCTAGTATAAAGAAAGTCCTAAGAGTGGGACCGTGGATAAACACTATACTTGATGATTTCAAAGTGAGTCTAGAATCTATAGGTAGTTTGACACAAGAATTAGAATATAGAGGTGAAAGTCTATTATGCAGTTTAATATTTAGAAATGTATGGTTATATAATCAGATTGCTCTACAATTAAAAAATCATGCATTATGTAACAATAAACTATATTTGGACATATTAAAGGTTCTGAAACACTTAAAAACCTTTTTTAATCTTGATAATATTGATACAGCATTAACATTGTATATGAATTTACCCATGTTATTTGGTGGTGGTGATCCCAACTTGTTATATCGAAGTTTCTATAGAAGAACTCCTGACTTCCTCACAGAGGCTATAGTTCACTCTGTGTTCATACTTAGTTATTATACAAACCATGACTTAAAAGATAAACTTCAAGATCTGTCAGATGATAGATTGAATAAGTTCTTAACATGCATAATCACGTTTGACAAAAACCCTAATGCTGAATTCGTAACATTGATGAGAGATCCTCAAGCTTTAGGGTCTGAGAGACAAGCTAAAATTACTAGCGAAATCAATAGACTGGCAGTTACAGAGGTTTTGAGTACAGCTCCAAACAAAATATTCTCCAAAAGTGCACAACATTATACTACTACAGAGATAGATCTAAATGATATTATGCAAAATATAGAACCTACATATCCTCATGGGCTAAGAGTTGTTTATGAAAGTTTACCCTTTTATAAAGCAGAGAAAATAGTAAATCTTATATCAGGTACAAAATCTATAACTAACATACTGGAAAAAACTTCTGCCATAGACTTAACAGATATTGATAGAGCCACTGAGATGATGAGGAAAAACATAACTTTGCTTATAAGGATACTTCCATTGGATTGTAACAGAGATAAAAGAGAGATATTGAGTATGGAAAACCTAAGTATTACTGAATTAAGCAAATATGTTAGGGAAAGATCTTGGTCTTTATCCAATATAGTTGGTGTTACATCACCCAGTATCATGTATACAATGGACATCAAATATACTACAAGCACTATATCTAGTGGCATAATTATAGAGAAATATAATGTTAACAGTTTAACACGTGGTGAGAGAGGACCCACTAAACCATGGGTTGGTTCATCTACACAAGAGAAAAAAACAATGCCAGTTTATAATAGACAAGTCTTAACCAAAAAACAGAGAGATCAAATAGATCTATTAGCAAAATTGGATTGGGTGTATGCATCTATAGATAACAAGGATGAATTCATGGAAGAACTCAGCATAGGAACCCTTGGGTTAACATATGAAAAGGCCAAGAAATTATTTCCACAATATTTAAGTGTCAATTATTTGCATCGCCTTACAGTCAGTAGTAGACCATGTGAATTCCCTGCATCAATACCAGCTTATAGAACAACAAATTATCACTTTGACACTAGCCCTATTAATCGCATATTAACAGAAAAGTATGGTGATGAAGATATTGACATAGTATTCCAAAACTGTATAAGCTTTGGCCTTAGTTTAATGTCAGTAGTAGAACAATTTACTAATGTATGTCCTAACAGAATTATTCTCATACCTAAGCTTAATGAGATACATTTGATGAAACCTCCCATATTCACAGGTGATGTTGATATTCACAAGTTAAAACAAGTGATACAAAAACAGCATATGTTTTTACCAGACAAAATAAGTTTGACTCAATATGTGGAATTATTCTTAAGTAATAAAACACTCAAATCTGGATCTCATGTTAATTCTAATTTAATATTGGCACATAAAATATCTGACTATTTTCATAATACTTACATTTTAAGTACTAATTTAGCTGGACATTGGATTCTGATTATACAACTTATGAAAGATTCTAAAGGTATTTTTGAAAAAGATTGGGGAGAGGGATATATAACTGATCATATGTTTATTAATTTGAAAGTTTTCTTCAATGCTTATAAGACCTATCTCTTGTGTTTTCATAAAGGTTATGGCAAAGCAAAGCTGGAGTGTGATATGAACACTTCAGATCTTCTATGTGTATTGGAATTAATAGACAGTAGTTATTGGAAGTCTATGTCTAAGGTATTTTTAGAACAAAAAGTTATCAAATACATTCTTAGCCAAGATGCAAGTTTACATAGAGTAAAAGGATGTCATAGCTTCAAATTATGGTTTCTTAAACGTCTTAATGTAGCAGAATTCACAGTTTGCCCTTGGGTTGTTAACATAGATTATCATCCAACACATATGAAAGCAATATTAACTTATATAGATCTTGTTAGAATGGGATTGATAAATATAGATAGAATACACATTAAAAATAAACACAAATTCAATGATGAATTTTATACTTCTAATCTCTTCTACATTAATTATAACTTCTCAGATAATACTCATCTATTAACTAAACATATAAGGATTGCTAATTCTGAATTAGAAAATAATTACAACAAATTATATCATCCTACACCAGAAACCCTAGAGAATATACTAGCCAATCCGATTAAAAGTAATGACAAAAAGACACTGAATGACTATTGTATAGGTAAAAATGTTGACTCAATAATGTTACCATTGTTATCTAATAAGAAGCTTATTAAATCGTCTGCAATGATTAGAACCAATTACAGCAAACAAGATTTGTATAATTTATTCCCTATGGTTGTGATTGATAGAATTATAGATCATTCAGGCAATACAGCCAAATCCAACCAACTTTACACTACTACTTCCCACCAAATATCTTTAGTGCACAATAGCACATCACTTTACTGCATGCTTCCTTGGCATCATATTAATAGATTCAATTTTGTATTTAGTTCTACAGGTTGTAAAATTAGTATAGAGTATATTTTAAAAGATCTTAAAATTAAAGATCCCAATTGTATAGCATTCATAGGTGAAGGAGCAGGGAATTTATTATTGCGTACAGTAGTGGAACTTCATCCTGACATAAGATATATTTACAGAAGTCTGAAAGATTGCAATGATCATAGTTTACCTATTGAGTTTTTAAGGCTGTACAATGGACATATCAACATTGATTATGGTGAAAATTTGACCATTCCTGCTACAGATGCAACCAACAACATTCATTGGTCTTATTTACATATAAAGTTTGCTGAACCTATCAGTCTTTTTGTCTGTGATGCCGAATTGTCTGTAACAGTCAACTGGAGTAAAATTATAATAGAATGGAGCAAGCATGTAAGAAAGTGCAAGTACTGTTCCTCAGTTAATAAATGTATGTTAATAGTAAAATATCATGCTCAAGATGATATTGATTTCAAATTAGACAATATAACTATATTAAAAACTTATGTATGCTTAGGCAGTAAGTTAAAGGGATCGGAGGTTTACTTAGTCCTTACAATAGGTCCTGCGAATATATTCCCAGTATTTAATGTAGTACAAAATGCTAAATTGATACTATCAAGAACCAAAAATTTCATCATGCCTAAGAAAGCTGATAAAGAGTCTATTGATGCAAATATTAAAAGTTTGATACCCTTTCTTTGTTACCCTATAACAAAAAAAGGAATTAATACTGCATTGTCAAAACTAAAGAGTGTTGTTAGTGGAGATATACTATCATATTCTATAGCTGGACGTAATGAAGTTTTCAGCAATAAACTTATAAATCATAAGCATATGAACATCTTAAAATGGTTCAATCATGTTTTAAATTTCAGATCAACAGAACTAAACTATAACCATTTATATATGGTAGAATCTACATATCCTTACCTAAGTGAATTGTTAAACAGCTTGACAACCAATGAACTTAAAAAACTGATTAAAATCACAGGTAGTCTGTTATACAACTTTCATAATGAATAATGAATAAAGATCTTATAATAAAAATTCCCATAGCTATACACTAACACTGTATTCAATTATAGTTATTAAAAATTAAAAATCATATAATTTTTTAAATAACTTTTAGTGAACTAATCCTAAAGTTATCATTTTAATCTTGGAGGAATAAATTTAAACCCTAATCTAATTGGTTTATATGTGTATTAACTAAATTACGAGATATTAGTTTTTGACACTTTTTTTCTCGT